TGACCTTAGGAATGAATCAATTTTAGGTCACAGTTTGCGCTCCTATATGGCGGGAACTGATTTAGGCATAAATAAAAAAGTTTCATTTGACTATTCAGTTTCTTGCGAGAGAAGCCCGGTAGTTACGGTGGGCAATGAGTTGCCATCTCGTGTTGCCAAGGAAAATGTCCGCATTAATTTAGGGATTGCAGGCGAAGATGTGGGCGGCACAATGGGGATTACAGGTAATTATGCAGCACTAAATATTAATATTTTCAGTACTTACGGTGATTCTGCTATTGCTACTTTTGGTTGTACGGGACAAGTGTTTAGTCAAAACTTAGCCGTAACTGAAGGTGGCTATGTTGACGGCAGCATCGCTGTTTCACAAGAATATATGACAGGAAGGCAACTTTATTAATGGCTACTCAAGATTATGTATTAGGTTCGGGGGTTACTAATATAGCAGGAGTACCTTCCTTTGAAATTGGAAATACCTATTCCCAGTATGATATTGTATTTTTTAGTGGTTATACTGTACCCGGAACACCTCCTGTTCCCACTACTGCCGAAAGCCTTGGTAGCTCAACCGGACACTATTATTACAGCGGAACCACGGCAGCAGCGTCTACAGCGGCTAATTCTCCAACAGGCGTGGGAAACACAGACCCTAATGACAACAGCACGCCTAGCCCATGGACTCAGACTTTGTTTTTTGAACCTTCTTATGGTTCATCGGTAACTTTTGAAAATCAAAGCTATGATATTGCCTTCGGAGATGGCTATTATAATGTATTAAGCAAGAGCGAAAACTCCTTAAAAACCAATTTTAATTTAACATTCAACAAAAGATCCGATAAGGAAACACGTGCGCTCGTTCATCTGTTTGAAGACTCCTTTAATAAAGGGGAGAAACCAAGTGGAGCTTACACGGGCATTTACTATACGCCTTTTGCGCCATATAACCAAGAACATGAATTTTATATCGAGAAAATTGATCGATCCTATGATTACCCTAATGTAAATACGACCTCCACTCAGTTAAAAAGGGAAGATCAATCCACTATGGATTGGCAAGGGTATTATATTCCATTTTTTCAAACCACCGGTTTTTGGGAAGTGGGGGCTACCTACAGTCAACATGATATTGCTTATTTAAGCGGGGATTACAGCCCACATGTGTCAGGGTGGTATTATTATACTGGAGACAATGAAACTACAGCTACTGATGATAATGGCCCTAATGGGGCAAGTGATACCACCGAATGGACGAACAAGAGATTTTATTTTGATTTAAATAATGGGATGTCAGTCAATCAAGCTCCTCGGTTCTTAAAGCAACCCATGCAGAGTGATTATTACATAAGGACTAAAGATGGGATAAATAAAAGCTTATTAAATTTAGAATTTGGGTTAGAGGGTAGAACAGATAAAGAAGCTAAAGCAATAGTTCATTTTTTAGAGACTCACAAAGGCACTAAACAATTTGAATTTACCCCTCCGGCCCCTTACGATATTACAGGTAAAACGTTTATTTGCCCTAAATGGCAACACAGTTTAAATTATAAAGAGAATAACAATGTGAGTGTAAATTTTATTGAGTTTCCAGTTAATTTACTGGCAGCGAATGTTTCTTTTAGTACTTTAGTTACTGTTGATCCTTATTTTGGGACCGCGGGGCTTTAATAAAAATGGCTATACCTTCTACAGTAACTCAGAGAGCCCAAGGTAACACTTTTGTAGCCGAGAGTGGGATGTTGGTAAGTGGAGTTACGGGCTTCGGCATACGTACCGGTTTTTACTTAACTAATAGCGGTAATTATCCAATTGAAACTAAGCTAGAGACCCCAGACAGTTATCCAACAGCGTTTGATTTTCCTTCGGGAACCTCTTTCACTCTAACCCCGGGAAAAAACAAATTTATTCCTTTCGAGGTTATATTTGCCCAAGCTAATACGTCGCCGCCCGTTTCTTCAGCTTATTCTACCGGGCCTGATATGCACGGTAAATACGAAGAGTATTTTTATTTAAATACTACTTCTGAGCTTAATGGTCAACCCGATTCAGACGGTAGAATTAGGATGAGAATCACAGGGCAGGTGACAGGGTTTGGTGCGGGGACAGTGGGCAGCCAAGGCGGCAGCCAAGGCCCTTTTACGGCAACTAAACCGGCTTATCCTTCGGGCTTTAGAGCGGTAAACCAATATGGTGAAAATGGTAAACCAGAATCTATTTTGCGATGGTTTCATCCTGACACAGGATATTATTTTAGTCGCTACAAAATAGAGTATGCGGGCAACATAGATACTGTGCCGGGCGCTTCAAGTCCCACTGGGCTTTGGTCGGGCTTGGCGACATATGATGTAAATTATGATTATGTGACTGCGCAATCCACTCAGTATTATAATAGTTTTACGCTGAAAAAATATGCCACCAACACTGGCATTAATCAATTATATTCGAGGGGAACAGAGGGGAACAGAGATTCAAATTACGGCGAATATACTGGTCAAGATTTAGGATTTAATGCTGATTATTATTATCGAATCAAGGGTCAATATGTAGATTACCACAACGCTATTAGTTATGAAAGTGAATATGTTTATGCTTATCCGGTAGATAATTTTAATGTGGATATTACAAATAGTGACGTGAATAACGGTTTGCTATCAGGAAGCACAACCCTTCCTTCGTCTTCATCTGCCAATATTAAAAACTCAGCGGGTTCCCCTCAGGCCATGTATGTTTATTTTGAGGATGGACAATCTGATATAAATTTAAAAACTTTATTTGATGCGGAGCTTACCTCTCGAGGAATTGACAATACTTATTTCAGGAGCACTAGCTCCACCTACGCCTTTACAGGGGTGCATTTTGTAGTGCCTGACAACTATACCGTAGGGTCAAAGACGCCTGCGGTTGCAGGAATTACTAGTGGGGATCGCATAGAAGATGACGCCGGAACCGAAATAATTACAGTTTTAGATTTAAATGTTAATTCTAGTGTGGTAGGGATAGGAGGGGCTGGCGGTGACGGCGGTTTTACCGACATTAACCGACCCGGGCAGCCCACTTATGTCATTAACAAGGGAAAGGTTCAAATTCAAAATAGGGAAACAACTGCATCAACAATAGGGGGGCAGGGGTCAGCGGCCATATATATTAGCGCTACCGATATATCTAAATTCACTATTCGTAAAAATAGCACCGCTGAAATATACGGTGGCGGAGGCGGAGGAGGCGGAGGAGATCCATATTTTTGGCCTAAAGCTTTTCAGCTAAGACCAGAGGGCGAAGATGATGTCTTCCAACTGGAAGGCTTCCTTGTGTCTAGCGTTCGAAAAACAAATTTAAACAGCGCAAATTTAGATACAAACATTGATATTGCCAAGTTAGTGCCGTGGAGCCGTGCTGCGACCAAGCCAACGGCTAGTAATTTTCAAGAGCAGTATAAACTCAGCGATATCCTAGGAACTCAACTTGCAGGGGTAGGAGGAGGAGGTCAAGGGTTTGGTATAAGTCTGGGAGGGGCCAGCCTAAAAGAGGGCACTGACGCCAAATTCGAAGCACAGAGAGGAGGCTTTGAGGCGGCGGGACTTGGAACGCCGTCGGACATAAATATAAAAATATCTCCCGGCGGTAATGGTGGCTCATTCGGAGAAGACGGAAGTACTGCGTTTAACGCTAATGCTTCGCAATTTTTTAAAGCTGATTTGGGGGACGCTGAGCCGGCAAATGGAGGGAACGCCGGAGAAGCCATTAAAGTGATAGCGGGTAATAGCAATTATAGTTCATTTAAAGATTTGGTAGTTTTCAAGGACTACCTCGCTCCTACTGTATCAAATTTCCCCGCTTTGTTGGCTCATTTTAGCGCCGATTCTGGAGTTTACGATAATGACGCAGGAACCAATGCTGCCGCTGACGGAGATAATGTGCATGTATGGAGGTCCGTTAATGATGCAAGCAATATTTATCTGCAGAGCACGAGTATACCTGAATTAACTACTTATTCAAAGCCTAAGTTTTATAGCAGTTCAACCGATTATACTCAATATTTTAATAATCAAAAGGTAGTATTTTTCGATGGAAGGCAAGACGCTTTTTGTCTAGAGGGGCTCGTTAAGTCGGGCAAATTAGAAGCTGGAATGGAGGGCTTTGAAATTATTTATTTTCTTGCCCCCTTTAGTAATTACTCGGGAAATAAGGTTAACCGATTTTCCCCTTTTCATCGCGCAGGGGATAAGAACGGTAGTTTTCGTACGGGCAAAGGATCAGAGAGACACGGCAAGAGATCAGTGTACGGCTGGTGTTTGCATCAATGGTCTAATATTGGCGGAGGCGATAATGTGTCTCAAAGCTTTGAGAAGCCGAGTATGTTTTATGACCCTCAAGGAAATACCCGAGAAGGCGCTGGGCTGCCCGACAAGCAGCAGATTGTATTCAGGGATTTCACGGGAGGCATTAACCCTAATAGAGCGTGGATGTATAGCATCTCGGCAATGCGCGAGGGTAATAATATTAAATATGCTGTCTATAATAATTTAAATGTAATGAGTCAGGCTAATTATTCATCTAATCGGTTTAGTTGGATACCTAAACCTATAATTGGTTTATCGAAATCCCATTGGACCAAGGATGGATCCTGTAGCTTTTACGGCTCTATAAGTGATATATTTATTTTTAAGACCTCTTTAACTGACAAAGAGAGAAAATCTCTTTATAATTATATTGTAAATAATAAATTAGGCATTCAATCATCAGCTGCTAGAACTGATGAAAATGACCGCAATACCTTAGATATGAACAACGGGTTTGCGGGTTTTAATATAGGACCAAGTTGGTAAAATGTCATCTCAAACCCACAACGCTGCACTTTTAGATTTAGATCCAGATACAATTATAGAATTGTATGAGTTGGACTTAGGCGAAGAGGATGGGCTGTATCGCTTTCATCCCGGAAAAAATAACCTTAAGGATATTATGCTTCGCGACTCTCAACAAGTCTTGCAAACTTATTATCCCATGCCTATTGAGGCTACTAATTTTGAAGTACGGGGTGACGGCACATTACCGCGACCCACTTTAACAATAGCCAACCCCCAAGGTGTGATCACCGATGCTATCAAACGCAGATCTGACCTAATAGGCAATACCATTATTAGAAAGAGAATTTTTTTAAAATTTTTAGATCATGAGAATTTTCCAGACAACTTGAATCCTTACGGTATTCCTGATCCTGAATCTCGTTTTGATGATGATATTTTCAAGGTTAACCGTAAAACCCAAGAAAATAAATATTTTGTAGAATTTGAACTTGTTTCGCCTTTAGAGCTTGAAGATATTCAAATTCCGGCTAGAGTAATGGTTGCTAATTATTGCACGTGGCAATACCGCGGAGATGGTTGTTTTTATGGAAGGCGCACCGATTTCAATACGCAAGAAGTTAAAATGGCGGATGGGAGCTCAGTTATCCCTCAGAATTTTTTTATTAATGATAATGGATTAAATTTGGGCATTCCCGTGGCAGACGCTAATAATAAAAAATTTAGCGATAAAAACGGTTATGATTTAACTATGTTTTGGCAGGGGGATTATGAGGCCGATAGTGTGACAATTACAACTGACGGTGCGGCTACTCTTTCCGTCGTTACGGCTGATGGGGCGGCGGATGACGGAGACACCTCAATGAGTGTAGACGCATTGCCCGTGGCGATAGCTAGCGGCAAAGTGGTTACTTTTGCTAATGGAGCTAAATTTACTTTAAGTAGCGGAGCGTCTGCTACAGCAGTTACTATTTCAGGGACTTTAGCGGGGACTGTGGCTGACAATGAAATTGGCACTGTTGCCCAAACCGTCAGTGTTGACGCAATTAGTAGTGCCATTAACAAAGATCGCACTATTATTTTTAGCACCGGTGCTTCTCTAAAGTTAGACACTGATGCCGACACTTCCGCAACTTCTCTATCTGGCTTATTAAGTGCCGCTGTGGGAGATGGAGTTTCGGGTTCTACCAAATATGTGGCAGGGGATGTTGTGCGCATACAGTCTAAAGTGGAAACTTTAGCTAAAGTGGGTACTACAGATAAGCAAGAAGATGTTCTTAACCGACCAGATGTATTTTATGTATGTATAGCAGAAGCACCTACGGATAAAGATCCGCGTTATGAGCAATCTTATTGGCGTCCAGACCAGTGCTCTAAAAATTTAACCGGATGTAAGTGCCGATATTTAATATATGGAGAATACCGCAAAGGATTACCTTTTGGAGGGTTCCCCTCCATTGAAAAGTATAGGTTTTAATAATATTTTTTTACAAAATATAGCGAAAGTCGCTCATTTCTGCCAATGGGAGGTTTGTGGCGCTGCTACCCCCAATAAATTATACTTTTTTAAGAATTGGTCTCCCTTCCCCAAGGAAACCTTTGTGATAAGCCCTCAAGATTACTTTAGAATCCGCTCAAATATAAGATTTTTCTTCCATTCTCATTGTTTGGGAGGCCCAGAGCCTAGCGAGCCTGACATAGAAATTGCTCATGAATGTGGTCTTTCAAGCCTCATATATTCAGTGCCTGAAAAAAAATTTTCTTTTTACGATCCAAAAAGGGAGAAGTTAATTTATTTTTGCTTATAAATGTGTATAATAATAGGTAATGACTACAGTTTTTCTAGAGGGCCGCCTAGGGCAAATCGTTGGTAGCGATTTTCGTTTTAAAACTCGTACCTTAAGGGAGGCTTTAGATGCGGTTGAGGCAAATACCGGAAAACTAAGGAGTTTTTTTCATCGCAATGGAAAAAGGATGTTTGCTATCTTTGTAGATGGAAAAGAATTAGATCCCGCTGCTTCCCTTAACACTAACGTAAAAAATAAAAAAATAACCATAATTCCTGTTTTGTTTGGTGCTTTTGTTGCTACCTTGACCGCGGCAATAGTGGGGAAATTGGCATTAACTGGGATAGTTGCTAAGGTAGCTACTTTTGTAATTGGAACGGTTTTATCAGCCGCATTATCGTTTGGTATTAGTTTGCTAATATCTGCTATTATGAAGCCCGATGATCCAGAAGCTTTAAACACGAGTTCTTTTTTATTGGGACAGGCGGAGAACGTTACTAAGCAAGGGGTTGTTGTTCCAGTTGGATACGGAAGAATGCAGGTTGGCAGTAGAGTGGTATCCGTGAATTTATTTAATGTAGATAGGTCAAAATACGATAATTCGGGAGCAGGCTTATATGATATCCTTAAACAGCAAGGGGGAAATAGGTCGGATAGTACTATTGTTAATGATGGGGTTATTCAAGTTTCTAATGTATTTACATCTTCAGGTGGAGGCACAGGAGATTAATTGATATGGTTGGCTGGGACTTAAGCATTGAAAGCACGAATAAAGAATTAGGCACTTTCGAGGTCGGAGGAGGTGCCGACGTTTATAGTTTTACCAAAATTTGTCCCACAGCAGTCACCAACCCTAAGGACGATAAGCTTGAAGCTGTTTCCCTCTATCAAACCATAGATGTATTGTGCGAAGGAGAAATTGCAGGTTTAGCTGATCAAAATGGAGATTTAATTCGGTTGACCTCTGACTCCAATAAAAATGAAGATGGGTTTAAGGCAATTTATTTAAATGATGTAGCTGTCAAAAACACCAATGTTAATACTTTGAATTATAACAGAGTTTTTGCAGATTTTAGAATAGGAGGAGCCAAGCAACGAGCTTTATCAAAATTTGCAAATCCATCATTATCCTTTACTAACTCTGTTCAAACTCTGAATATAGGAGTGGCGTTGCCGGGTTTAAATGAATCTAATACTTTAGTAAAATCTGCTAGCGATACTCTTTTTGTTGCCTCTCCGTTAGATTTTGAAGAAGAAGGGGAGTCTCCTACCGAGAGGCCTACCGAGATAGATTTAGCCAAGCGCTACATTAAATATTCTTTAGCACTAAAAAGTAATTTTGCTTATGAAATAAGGGATCTGCAGTCCTTAGCCAAAGTACGAAAAGCCGAAAAGGCTCAAGTAGTGACGGTTAATCATCGCATAACAAATGACAGTTGTACTGACGTTCAGATAGACATGTCAGTTGGCAGTATGATGTATAGTCATTCAAAAGGCGGAACTTCCCCCGGCGCAGTAAATTTTATAATAAAAACTGGATATGTAGATGATGAGCTTACCGCTCTCGAAGGAGGGTCTGTCAGATATATATTTTGTAGCATTTATGGTAAATGCAGCTCGCCTTACACGAGAAGTCACAATCTTCCATTACCCCCTCCCTTAAAAGATAAAAGAGATAGGATTGTCAAAATTTTTAGAACAGACACGGAATTACCTATCAATAACGTGAAGATGCGCAAAGATCTACAGGTGGCCAACATAAGTGAGATTGTAAAACAGTCTTTTACTTATCCTTATAGTGCGGTTATGGGAATGCTTTTTGATGGTCGTGCTTTTAGCCAACCTCCTACGCGTAGGTTTGATTGTAAGTTGACTAAGATACTCGTTCCTAGTAATTATAACCCTGAAACAAAAGAATATTTAGGCAATTGGGACGGAGCGTTTTCTCTCTCTAAAAAGTGGACGGATAATCCTGCGTGGATTTTCTATGATTTAGCTACTAATTCACGGTATGGAATTGGCAAATACGGTTTTCGTGAACATTTTTTAGATAAATGGAATTTGTATAGCGTTGCAAAATATTGTGATGAGTTTGTTCCTACTGGGTATTCAGGAAAATACGCCAATAATGATTTTACTATAGATCCCGGTGGTGTTATCGTCTCTATAGATGATAGCAGCACAGCTTTAGGGGAAGAGGTTTTCATGAATAGATTTCCCGAAGGGGGAACAGTATGTTTGTTTGAAACTAAAAATTCATCTGGTGAGGATTTAGACACTTCTTATAAAAGGCTTATAATGGAGCCTAGTTATAGTGGAAGCACTTTTACTTTTAAAATAGTAAAAATGCCTTCAGCCCAAGATGTTTTTTTAAAATACCCGGAAATAAAAGAAGATTTTCTGGAGCAGCAAAAAAATAGAATTAGTAATGAAAGGCGCTATTTAATAGGCTTATTAATTAATCAGCAGTCTAGTCCGCTAGATTATATTAATGAATACTTAGCAGGGGAGCCTTTAAGCATGAGCGCAGTAAGTGGAGTGGGGGCCGGACAGTTTGATGGCTACTTGCCTTTATTAGAATCGCGTTTTAGTGCTAATCTTTATTTAGACCGAAAACAGAATGCCTATAATGCGCTTAATGACATATGCGCAATATTTAGGGGAATGATATATTGGTCGTCGGGTTATATGTTTGTATCGAACGACCAAGCTAAAGATGCGGTTATGTTATTTACAAACGCTAATGTGCAAGGAGGGTCTTTTGCTTACACGGGAAGCGCAGAGACTTCAAGATCCACCGCGGTTACAGTGCGTTATAATGATGAAACCGATAGCTATAAACCTAAGGTGGAATATTTAGAAGACACTGCCAGTATGCGACAATTTGGTTATAAAGAAAAAGAGGTAATGGCTTTAGGCATTACTTCTCGGGGGCAAGCCCATAGATTAGCCAAATGGATGTTATACACTAACCAAACTGAGACCGATACAATTCAATTTACCACTGGACAAGAAGGTAGTTACCTAAGGCCCGCAGACGTAATTAAAGTGCAAGATAAACTTCGCACCTCAAAACGTTACGGAGGTCGAATTAAGGAGATTAACCATGCCACAAAAACAGTAACTTTAGATGAAGGCGTTCAGGAAAATATAGTAGGACAAACTATTACATTTTTAGTACCAAAAGCAAACACAACAGTCCGAAAATTGAATGAGACAGCAGACTCGCGCTTACAAATAGCTTTTGATAATAAAACCCCTAATGAAGGAATAAGTACAGAAGAGATAGACGAATCTCGACAAACTCAAATTAAAGAATTTACAGTGGCCTCAGTTAGTGAAACTAACGTTGTAACTATCTCAGAGATCACAGATGAAGATTTTAATTTAGTTAAAGCTGGGTACATTTGGTCAGCGCAAAATACATCCACCGATTACAAAATAGAAGAAGTGGAATATCGTATATTGGCTGTAGCCGAACAAAGCTCTAATGCCTATCAAGTAACGGGGATGATGTATAACCGCAGTAAATTTAAAGCAGTAGACGAGTCCAAGAGCATAGAGAACACTCAGCAAACTAACTCCTTGGTGCTGCAGGTTGGTTCATTGCCCGAGCCTTTGTCAGGTGAAGGGGCAGACCCCACAGTGAATTTTGTTACCATAAACCCACAAACAGATGCCAAACCTCCTTTGGATGCAGCATTTGCAGCAGAATTAAGGGGAAATTCAGCTACCAATGAGATGGTCAAAAAGAATATCGAGACGGTAATGGATATAGATTTTACAACCTTAGCTGCGGCAAACGCGGTGACCTCAGAAAATACGGGAGGATATGTGGTTACAGTGTATAAAGGGGATGGAGAAAAAGTAAGATTTACCAATGAGGGTCATGATAATACAACGGCCACCGTTTTAATGGGAGATGAAACCTTAGATAAAGCTAATATTACTATTGAAATTTTAAGATTAGACAAGTCGCTTAAATTAGAGCGAACCGGGCTTACACCTACACCATAAGATGCCTAGATTTAAAAAATTCATAAGCCAAGCTCCTGAAGATTTCGGGGCAGCTTTAAAGATCTCTGGATTTTATATTGCTAATGAATCGGAGTCTGCCCCTAATCAAGACCCTTTTGCATATAGTGCGACTACTGCATTATTCACGGGAGGAGAGGGTATTTCCTCGTCAGATATATCTGCAGGAAATATTCGGGTA